AGTATTAGCAACAATGATTATGGGTGCAATTGGCGGTAATGTATTAGCAAGTGGTGTTGTAACAGGCCCTGTAGAGCCTAACACACAAGCACCAGTAGTAAGCGGTTACAATTCAGTAGCCGTAGGGGCAAATACAGTAGTTACAGGTACAAATACAATTGCAATTGGCCGTGATAATAAAGTAACAGGAAATGATAGTGTTGTAATCGGTGGGGGTAATGGAACAATTGAAGCCGACCAAGCAAGTGTGATTGGATATAACAACTATGTAGGCAATAACAAGGAACAAATTGTACTAGGCGCTAACAATACAGTAGATAACCAAGGGGCGGTAGTAGTTGGTACACATAGCGTAGTGCGTGGTATCGATGCGGTAGTTATCGGTAACAATGCATCAGCACCTATTCAGAATAGCGTGGCGATTGGCACGAATAGCCAAACGGATAACCCTGTAGGTGTGCGACAAGTCGTATTAAATGGGGTAACTCACGTATTCGCAGGTGAGAGCCCTAACAGCGTAGTATCGTTTGGCAGCAAGAAAAGCGATACTTATAGTGGTATCAATAACTACAACCGCCAACTGCACAACGTAAGTGCAGGCCGTGTAGACCCTAGCAGTTTAGATGCAGTAAACGGAAGCCAGTTGTTCGCTGCATATGACGAGATTGAAACCAATGGTACACGCATTGCACGCAATACTACGAATATCTCTAATTTGACCTCTAAGGTGGATAACGGATTTACAACGATTAATAACACTCTAACCGCTACAAATGAGCGTGTAGGGCAAAATAGCCAAGCCATTTTAAATAATACAGATAGAATTAATAGCCATGAAACACGTATTACAGATTTAGAACGAAACACAGTAGGTCAAATCTCAAACGTGATGCATGAAGTAGCAAAAGCTGGTGCATCTAATGCAGCATTAAGTGCGTTGCATTATCTAGGCTACAATTCCGATGATAAATTAACATTTGCGGTTGGTTATGGCCACTACAAAAACGCAAATGATGTAGCACTTGGTGCATTTTATGCACCTACTGAACACGTAATGTTTAGTTTAGGTGCTACCTTAGCCAACAAAATGATTAATGCAGGTGTATCCTTTAGACTTGGTAAAGGTTCTGAATATGAGTTAAACCATAAAGGTAAAATCAAACAACTTGAAGAGTTGGTTACTAAATTAGTAGCGGAAGTTGAAGAATTGAAAGCTGGTAAATAATATGTGTACACCGATGGGAATATATACAGGTGATGTAGAAAACCTACAAACGAAAACAAATGATCTAAAATCAATGGCTAACATGAAAGTTGAGCGGAATAAAAAAGCAACTAAATTTGTACAAGAGTTATTCTTTAATGCCATTATGGGTGTATCTTTGGTAGCTTTGATATTTGGGTTTGTGATTTTGATTAAAGTATTGATTGGATAGGTATAGGCGGTGAAATATCCGCCTTATCATAAGAGGAAACAATGATGGATTTTGAACTATTATCAAGTGCGATAACAATTGTGCATGGTAACGATATATATAAGCCTATCATAAGAAGAAGGCCAGATGGTATTTTTGCTGAATATTGTATAGGTGGTGTAAACACTGCAGTAATGATAAGCATGTTCGATTTAAGAGAAGGACGAATGTCATTAGAAGAATATACAAGATTAGTACGAAAAAGAGTATTATTTGAACATATGAATTTCGTTGAAAGTGAGCGTGAGAAAGAATGGAGCAATGCGTATATGCAATGGAAAAAAGAACAAGAGGATAACAAATGTTAGGTTATAGCGGATATACAGAACATTCAGATTATTACATAGCACCTCATGATACATGGGAAAGTGCGTTTGAATTTCTAAAGCAACTGGCTTATGAAAGTGGCGATAATGAATTTTGTATCGGTGAGGTGCATCAAACAAGCGTGTTAAAGTTTGGAAATATAAAATGGTACAAATGGAATGAAGATAAAGGAGAATGGGAACATGAACGATAAACAATTTACAGATGAGTTATTCAAACGCATGTATGATCTAGGATACAAAAAAGCGGAAATAGAAAACGGAACGATATTCTTTTACAAAGACCGTGAATGTATTTCGCAATGGTCAAATAGAGTTGATATAAGAAGTACGTGTTTTACAGAAGAAAATCAACAGATTGATATTGCAGCATATCTAGGTGTTGTTGATTGGTCAAAAGTGGAAGTTGATACACCGATTTTTGTAAAGAATAGAAGTGAAAATGTGTGGAAGTGTAGATATTTTGCCAAATATGAAGATGGAAAAGTGTATGCGTGGTGTGGTGGAAGAACATCTTGGAGTAATGTAATAGCTTATGAACCTGTTAATTGGGAGTATGCGGAACTAGCGTTTAAATAGTGAGGTGGAATGCTTGGAAGAATATGAAGAAAAACAACTAATAGAAAAGGCGGTTGAGTACCTACAACCTGTTAAGTTAATTGATGTACAGATTGCATCAATTAAAGAAGAAATCAATCAGTTAAGAGCGAACCTTACATCTATAGGTGCGATTGATTACTCAAAAGACCGAGTAACAGGCGGTGGAACTCCGCAAGGGTTAGAGGGGAGCGTAGCTAGATTTATTGATACAGTAGCAGAACGTGATAAGCGTATTGATGAATTATCAGAGTTAAAATGCGATGCGATCACATTGATTGATAGCCTAGATGAAAAACTAGGAGCGGTCATTCTAAGATATGAGTACATATTGAATACCACAACGGAAGATGCGTACAAGATGATTGGAAATTACTCAACTAAACAGGCGAAACGATATAAGCAACGAGCATTGATTGAATGTGGCGAAAAGTNGTCCGCAAATGTCCGCAAATGTCCGTATAAGTCCAAGTCTATATATAGTAGAATATAAGGTGTAAGAGTTGCCAATGAGCAATTCTAAAAACTAAATAGCAATTGAGGTGCGGTTTTATATTTTGTATTTGAAAATCAACGAGTATTGTTTCTAAGTCATTACAATCTATATTATTTTCTAATCGCACCGCACCTCTTATATTGCATTTTGTAAACTAATACCGCACATATAATCCTATCCAATTATGCAATAACAACCAACTATACGTTTCATGAGATAAAACCTTAAGCGAAAAAATGTTACATACTACAAACAACTGGCGGTATTAGTTTAGAGAGTGCAATTGCATACTGAAAACTAAAGCTATATATGTTCCATTAAGAACCGAGCATCTTGGTTAGTGATAATTAGCGAGTGCTAGCCGTGATTACAATTCATATGCTCGTGTTGGTGAATAGCCAACTATATAACTTTGGTTTTGAGTGTGCAATAATTGCTGAAAAGTGAATATCGTATTTTGTTTTGGTTAGGTATCAGAACATGTGCATGTGTTTGGGCTGAATGCTAGAACGTGTGTAAGCGTTGACTGTACGATATTCAGTTTTGAATAATTATTACAATAAAAATGAATAAAACTATCACATAATGAGGTATATCCACGGCGATATATCTCATTTTTTGTATAAAGTTATCAAAAGGGGAGAAATGATGACTGACATTATGTGTTGTAAGAGTAAATGCTTAAACAACAAGAAAGGGAGATGTACGGCCAATGTTATTGAATATGACGGATTATGTCAAACGTACATTACACAGGGGAACGCAAGTAAAAGTGCATGCGGTTTGTGTGTACGATCTAATGGGAAGTTAAAGCGGAAAGGTGGTGAAGTACTGAAATGATTAAAGCAATTAAACAATTCATTAAAGATAGAGCGTTATTTAAACGTGCAGCACAAGACCTAGATAACAAAGACCTGCAAGCAAAAGCGAAATATGCGTTTGAGCATCGTGAAGATAACTTGTTTAGCCTTATTGATTGTCTAGCTATTGTGTGCGGTGCGTTGATTATAGTCGGTATTGTGTGGTGCTTAATGTGAATTATCAACCAACGATAAAGAAACTACTTAAAGCATTACAAATGAACGGCAGGCGGTATGTAGTCGATGTAAGGCAATCATGGAGTAAATACGATAAGCCTTGTAAGGTATATATCGTCAATCGAATGTACACCGAGGAAGAGTATAAACTGACATTTCCTCATAAGTACAAAAAGGGTAAAACATTTAAGCCTAAACAACTATATAAGAAAGAAAGTGAGTACAGTAGCACCAAGCAACACGAGGTGTTACTTTTTTTAGTTAAAGCATATAAAGGTGGTGATTGATGTATGAATGACACAAATTTAACTGACAAACAATTACTATTTGCTACTGAATACATCAAGACCGCTAATGCGACACAAGCTGCATTAAAGGCTGGATATTCAGAGAATAGTGCAAGGCAACAGGGGAGTAGATTGTTGTCAAATGCTAACGTGAGCCAATATATACAATCTCACATGGAAAAGAAAAATAAATCTACAATCGCAACCGCTGATGAAGTGTTGGAGTACCTAACTAAGGTGATGAATGGCGAAGAGAAAGATGCATTTGGTTTGGATACCTCAATTGCAGATAGAACGAAAGCGGCTGAGCTACTAGGTAAACGGCACATGCTATTTACTGAAAAGGTGAAACTTGATGCAGAAATAGAGATTGATATATCCGACCGCATGAAGCAAGCAAGGGTGAAGTCAGATGAAATACAACAAGGCACAACTGATTGATGCGTTGGGTTCATTCACGCATGATCCATTAGGCTTTGTATATTTCGCTTTTCCGTGGGGTGAAAAGGGAACACTTTTAGAAAACTTTGATGGCCCTGATGAGTGGCAAGTAAAGACTTTCAAGAAAATAGGTGAGGAATTACGCAAAGGAAAGTCATTAGCTAAGGCAATACAAATTGCAGTTGCATCTGGACATGGTATTGGGAAGTCCGCTTTTTCTTCATTGCTGATATTATTTGCTATTGCTACACATGAGAATACAAGAGGGGTAGTAACCGCTAATACTGATACACAGTTAAGGTCTAAGACTTGGGCGGAACTTAATAAATGGTACAACCTATTCATAGGCAAGGAATTATTTACATACACGGCTACTGCATTGTTTAGCGCTGACAAACAGTACGAGAAAACATGGCGGATAGATGCTATTCCATGGAGCGAAAGTAATCCAGAAGCATTTGCAGGCTTGCACAATCAAGGAAATAGAATACTAATCATATTCGATGAAGCGTCCGCAATATCCGATAAGATATGGGAAGTAACAGAGGGTGCTTTAACAGATAAGGAAACCGAGATTATATGGTGTGTGTTTGGTAACCCTACACGTAATAGTGGTAGGTTTAGAGAGTGTTTTAGAAAGCATCGTAACTACTGGACTACATATCAAATAGATAGCCGTACAGTTAAGATTTCAAATAAAGCCAAGTTGCAAGAATGGGTTGATATTCATGGTGAGGATAGCGACTTTGTAAAGGTGCGTGTAAGAGGGATATTCCCTAGTGCATCAGATACACAATTCATATCCGCATCAATTGTAGATGAAGCACAGAAGAGAGTGTACAAGGTAGGACAATTCGATAATTTACCTACTATCATCGGTGTAGACCCTGCATGGACTGGTGGCGATACATTAGAAATCGTGATGCGTAATGGCTATTCCATGAAGTGTTTGGCAACCATTGAGAAGAATGACGATGATATGCGTATGGCTAACCTCATAGCACAATTCGAAGATGAATACAAAGCTGATGCGGTGTTCATAGACCAAGGTTACGGCACTGGTATTTATAGTATTGGCAAATCAATGGGTAGACGATGGCGGTTAGTTGCCTTTGGTGGTGCATCGCCTAACAATATGTATCTCAATATGAGGGCTTATATGTGGGGTGAGATGAAGGAGTGGCTAAAAGAGGGCGGTTCAATTCCTAATGAGCAAGGATTGTATGATGACCTCGTAGGGCCAGAAGCGATCATTGATAAAAACGGCCGTATCCAACTCGAAAGCAAAAAAGACATGAAAGAACGTGGCTTACCATCGCCGAATAAAGGCGATGCATTAGCCTTGACCTTTGCATTTAGGGTCACTAAAAAAGTAAATGGCAATCACAGAAGAGTAGCAAATACAAAGTACAATCCATTTGAGTAAAGGGGGAATGTGAATGTGCATGAAAACTAAGACACCAGATATTAAACAACCAGCACCATCGCCTACACCAGTTGCACAAACTGATGATATGGCACAAAAAAGAGATGAACAATGGTTCACCGACAAAAAACGTAAGAAAACTGGGTATGACAGTACGATTTTAGCTAGTGCGTTGAATCAAGCAACAGGCAAAACAACATTAGGCGGTTAATATGAGTACTATTCTTTCGAGTTTGGCAAGGCAA